ATGACGTTCGCAGTTCGTTTTGCGCCCGTCTGTTGTGACTGGTTATCCTTTGTGCATACGTATTCGTCGCCTGTCGAGGCTCGGGAATCCGGTCTGACCTTGCGGATTGATGCCGATGGCTGCATCGAGTGGGAATCGCAGAATTGGGAACAGGTCCGCTGCCCGAGTTCGGATGCCTCGCTGCGCATTCGCTGCGACGGTCGCACGCTCCGCGGCAGCGGCAACATCGGCCGTTTCCAGCAGCCGGACAACCGCGAGGGGCTGACCGTTGTTGAATGCGTCGAACGGTGGGCGGAAGTCCTCGGCAAGCTCGGTTTCGACGTGACGGGGTTTGGTGCCAAGTGGCGGCTTCGTGTAGCGGCCGGGTACGGGGAAAGCGTGGCGATCGCAGAGGGTGACGTGCTCGATGCCGGTACCGTCTTGACGCGCGTCGATCTGGCGGGCAACTTCGAGGTATCCGATTATTCAGCGATGTGCCAGGCGTTCCTGGTCCGTCGCATCGGTCAGCGTTTGCCGCGTGATGACCGCTATGGGCCGACCTGGGGCTACGACGCCAAGCGGGCCACCTGGTGGAAGGCCAAGCTCTACGACAAGACGGCAGAGCTTGAGGGGAAGCGGCGCAGTTCCGGCGGGGCGACGTTGGCCCGCTTCGAGGTCCAGCTTGGGGCCGAGTATCTGAAACGAGAGAAGCTTGAGCGAGTGATTGCGTGGAAAGGGGCCGATATGGGACAGGTTATATACGGGCGGTTTGCGGGGCAGGTGTTCTGCGACACGGTAGCGGTGCAGGAATGGCAGGACTTGCCCGCGAAGTACGAACATTGGGCAACGCTCTGGCGTGAAGGTCGCGACCTGCGCCAGAAGATGAGCAAGGCGCAGTATTACAAGGTCCGCAAGGAACTGTTGAATTACGGTATCGACATCGGCACGCGCTGCAACGTCCTGGCGCTGACTCGTCATGTCACGGTGTGTGAAGTGCGGCCGGTGTCTGCCTTGCGCTCGGCCTGAGTGGTTTTCTGTGTAGTCCTTTACAAAGGGGAATGTGATGTCGTTATTCGATTGGTTGGAAATGCAATGGGCGCGGTTCAATCTCTGGTTGGACTTGATGCAGAAAAATCCGCGTCGTCGGTATACCGTCACCTGGTATGAGGAGGGGGGCAGGTGGATTATCAGCGAGTCCGCGAGGACGCCGGAGGAACGCGCGGTCATGCAGAAAGCCAGGGATGAGAAAGCCGAACGTGGCAGGCGTAGGCGGGAGCTGATGACCCCGGAACAGCGGGCAGGGGATGATGCGCGATTGGCGCGGTTGCGAGAGCGGGCGCGCGAAGATTGGGAGAGTCTTCGATAAGTGGGCTAAGGCGCACTTTTCAGGAGTCAAGTCATGGAAATCGTTTTGTGGGGTTATCTGGTGTCATTCGAGGTACAGCGGTTCAGGCGCTACGTGGTTCAAAGTCAGATCGAGGAAAGAGACCCGTGGGTTAGTCACGGAGGTTTTGACGCACTGAAGCGCGCGATAAAGGCATGTAATGCGGTCGGGCGGCGCGAGGCGAAGGGACAGCCGGGAGCTGAAGTAATGGTCAGAGTAATCGACATGAAAACCGGTCAGGAGGCGTATCACAACCAGCATTACGGGCATACAGAAGTCGTTGTCACAGTTCGTTCGTATCGTTAATCAGTAATGGGCCTTGGCCCACTTGTCGAGGGTTCTTTAATGGAATGCCAGGTTCTAGCAGTAAGGGAAGTCGCCAAGGGTCTGCGAATCGCCCACGTGGCAGCGGGTGGGCTGTTCGGGGATGTGCCGGCGGCGGATGAAGTCAAGGAACGGGGACCGGGCTGGCTACGCGTCAAGCTGGTTGTCCGCGAGGGGCGTCTTGGGGCGTCGTTGCGAGTCGAAAGGAAAGGGTAGGGCAATGGCAATCTGCGCAACTGTCGATGGTACCGGCCTGGTGCATGCGGCCGGGTCTGTGCCGCTGACCGAGTGCACGGGCTTCGTGCTTCTGGACAAGGCGGACTGGCTACTGAATGGCCTGGTGCAAGGCTTGCTGACGATTCCGAGCGGTGACGACTTCGCCGCGCTGTGGGCGGCGGGCTTCATCACGCCTATGGCCATCGGCCTGTTCGCGTGGGCGGTTTCGTCCGTCGTGACGATGTGGCGTTAAAGGGTTTCCGGCCGTATGGCCACGCAACTCCACGGCTGGCCCGTGTGGGGTTGTTCAATAGGGCTGTGGAGTGTCACAAATGAAAACCTTGAACAAGAGCGTCATCTCGTCCGCGATCGCGCTGGCTCTGGCCGGTGCTGCCGTGCCCGCGCTGGCTGATCCGGTCAGCTTCGCCCCGATCACGTCGGCGGTCGATGTCAGCACCGTGGCCACGGCTTTGGTGGCCATGGGCGCGCTCATGATCGTGCCGAACGTCGCACGCTGGGCCGTTCGCAAGCTGGCCGGCTTCTTCCGCTAATCGGCGGCCTGGTCTGCCGGGCTGGTGGGGTCGGCCCGGCGACCTTTTGCAAGGGGAACAGCATGGCCTGGTTACTCGTGGCGTACCTGTCGGGCATGACGACGGCGGCGATAGTGTGGGGGGTGTTCAATGCGAACCGGTGACGCGTTGGCAGCGGCGCGAATGCTGCGCACCACCTGGTGGTTTGTGGTGGGTTTGGCCGTGGCCTGGCTGTGGTTGGTTCCGGCAGCGCATGCGGAAACGATAGCGGCGACCGTTGGGCCGGGGACGGTCTCGCCAGTGAACTATTCCTGTTATTCCGGGATGCCGCCGGCGGACAAGCGAACGAATCAGGCAGCGGCGGAAGATTGGTGTTTCGCATACGCTTTTGGAGAGTCTTTGCTGCCCTTGTATGTGCGGGATTATCGTGAAACGCGTTCCTATGGGTATATGTTGAACTGGAAGCGTGCAGATGGGACTGTCGCGAATAAGGGCGTCGGCATTACTTATAACTGTGCTGCGGGTCAGACTAAGGCGTATGTGGCTACAGGCGATCAGTTCTGTGTGACGTCGACATCGTATTCTTGTCCAGCGACAGGCGGTTGGACACTGAGCGGTACGAATTGCACGCGGCCGGATTGCCCATCGGGGCAAACGCATAATGCGACTACCGGCGTGTGCGAGGTCGATTGTGCTTCGAAGGCGGGTCAGACGCCGCCGACCAATGCATCCAACGGTGTACCGGGTGCCCTGGGGTGGAAAAGTCCGGGGGCTGCCCCGGGTAGCGCCACCGGCACATCAGCGTGTTACGGGGGCTGCAAGGTCACGGGGCAGAAGACCCGGTGTGTAAACCAAACCGATGCGAGCCTGTACAACTGCGCGATCATGGGCGCGGAGTATACCGGCGCGGCCTGTGGTGCCGGTGACGAGTCGATACCAGCGGCGGCGGCGGTACCGGCGGATGGGGCAAAGGACAAATCCGCCTATGACTGTGTGGCGGGCGGTATGAGTGCGGGCACGGTCAACGGCACCGTCGTTTGCTACGAGGCCGGCAAAACCAGTGAAAGCTCGACCACCAAGAAGGCCACCACGCCAGGGAGCGGCACGGGTGGCAGCACGGAAACGACCACCACGAAACGCGAATGCGAGGGCGACAAGTGCACGACGACAACCAGCAGCAGCACGACGACCGGCGGCACGGGTCCGGGCGGTACGGGGTCGGGTTCGACGACGACACCGGGCGCGACCGAGAAAACGGAAGAAAGCAAGGACGACTACTGTGCGGAGCATCCGTACGAGAAAGCCTGTGAGTCCACGGAAGCGGGCGCACCGGCGGGGGTCGATGGTCTCTACACGAAAGGGTCGCGCACCGTCGCGCAAGCCTTCGGCGACTTCAAGACGCAGGTTCAGGCCGCACCCTTCTACAGCGCGGCGACGGGCTACTTCACGGCGGGCGGCATACCTGGCGGAAGCTGTGGGGGTCTCAGCACCGACGTAGGCGTGATGGGGTCCAGTTGGCATGTGGACGCGGACTCGATCTTCTGCGGCTCGATGGCGGCGGGCTTCTATACCGTCCTCGGCCTGGGCGTCATGCTGGCCGCCGGGTGGGTCGCCTTCAAGATCGCTGTACTTTAGGGGAATATGATGGATGAGTGGCTGTCACTGATCACAGACTGGATCGTCAAGCTTGTCAAGTCGATCTTTACGACCGTGGTCGACTTCCTTGGCGACATGCTCGTCAAGGTACTCGACTGGATATTGACGCCGTTGGCGGCGTTGATTGCGGCTATCCCGGTGCCGTCTTTCCTGTCATCGGGGTTGGGCATCGGTTCCCTGCTGTCCGGTCTGCCGCCGTATGCGCTGTACGTGATTGGACAGATTCGCATCGGCGAAGCGATGGCCCTCTTAGCCGCTGGGGTGGCCTTCAACCTGGCGCGCAAGCTCGCCACCTTGGGGCAGTGGTAAGTTACGTCTGAAAGGGTCATGTCATGCTCCTGTTTCATGAGGGTCTGCCGGGTGCGGGCAAAAGCTATGCGGCGATCAAGGATCACGTGGTCCCGGCGCTGCGCAAGGGGCGCACCGTTGTGGCGTACATCGAGGGGCTGGACCACGCGAGGATTGCCCTTGTAGCGGGTATC